ACGATGTATACATGTTATCCATTTACTCCACTTACTTCATATACCCAGAGATTGTATGTATATGCAAGAAAAACATCCGGACCTAAGCTGGTATATTAGGAGGAGGTAGCATATGAAGAGAAAGTCAGAAAAGAGTTTGTTATCCGTCTGCTAAGAGATAAACTAAGTATGACTCGGTTAAATCGCACATTAGCATCTGTTGCACAGCAGGTACAAAATCGTGATGAGAGCAAATGGCTATTCGATTTTGATACTGATAATAGAGAATTAGTAGCAGATTTTTTATCAGACATTAATCATTTTTCTGGTATAAAACTTATTGATATGAATTGTCATAAGACACCGCATGGGTTTGCGATTGTAGTTCCACATGGATTTGATACAAGGGGGCTTATGGAAAAGTGGAAAGATTATGATATTACATTGAAGAAAGATGAGTTGTTGTTTTTGGATATGATTACGAATAAGTGAGGTGATAATTATAAAACAGAACAATTTTACAATTAGTCTTCTGTTAGACAAAGATAGAATAGACAAAGAAACAGTAATGTATCATATTTATCATGCCATTCAGAAAGAATTAAATAGTGGCAATGTAGATTATATGAATCTGATTGTAATACCAAATAAGTCGTATGGTGATTTATTCAAAGAGACAAGCATTAAGTAAAGAATAATCTAATATAGAAGCAATTCTATTCACGGCTGATCAGCCAAATTTTCCTAAAAAGTAACAAGAAATATTTTTCCTATGGTTTTAACAGACGTGCTAATTCCATAGGATTTTACAACAAAATAATTAAGAAGAAAGGAATTAAGCAGTAACTCCTAGGTAATTATGGTTACGTAACCTCTGTAAAATAGTGTATTTTGACAGAGAATAATGAAAAAATTAATTCTCAAGGACTACGAGTGTTAAGTTTATTCGATGGAATCTCTTGTGGAAGAGTTGCATTAGATAAAGCCAATATTTCAGTCAGTGAGTATAACGCATTTGAAATTGAAGAGAATGCAATCAAAATCAGTAGATATAATTATCCTGATATCAAAAGATACGGTGACGTATTTTCTACCGACTTCAAGGATTTTAATGGAGTCGATCTATTAATAGGTGGTTCACCTTGCCAGTTCTGGTCGAAAGCCAAGTGTAGTAAAACAGCAAAATTGAAGAGAGAAATTGATACAGAAGGCGAAGGTTGGAAGCTGTTTCAGAAATTTGTGGAAGCAAAGAATAACACAAGTCCAAAATATTTCCTATATGAAAACAATTATGGAATGGCTGACGAGATTCAAGACGCTATTAGTGAGGAATTGGGTGTACAACCAATTATGATTGATAGTCAACTATTATCAGCTCAGAGAAGAAAACGTCTGTATTGGACGAACATACTAAATATAACACTTCCTGATGATAAAGGATTATTAGTGAAAGACGTTATTTGTGACGATCCAGATTTAGTTAAATATTTTGATGACAGAATTAGGAACACAATGATTAAGTGTGAGAATTACATAAAATATGATCTTGGTGGCAAAGGGCATTATTCGCAGCAGGACAGGCTGTACTTTTTAGATAAAAAAGCTCCAACAGTACCACGTTGTAGAACAGAAACAAAATTCAATGTTTGGCTTGGTGGAGAAAAATATAAGAAAACATGCCCATTAGAGATTGAACGACTTCAAACACTTCCAGACAACTATACAGAATTTGGAATGGATGATAGTGGCAATGTAAAAGTAATGCCTAAAACAAGAAGATTTGAAGCAATCGGCAACGGATGGACTGTTGATGTTATAGCGCATATTTTCAGTTTTATGAAATTTTAACAGAGAATAACATAATATGAAAGGAAAGAATGATGAAATTATATATTAAGCAGTGTAGACCTTATCAAGTAAGTCTTGGTGGACAAGGGTTTAATGATAATTGGATTCCGTTAGAAGATTGGCAGGACGAAGATAATGAAGCTGCGCTTCGAGAAAAGTATCCTGATGAATTATTACAGAAGAAGGATGCATTTTCAATTTTGAAATTTCAGTATAGATATGTTGAATATAAAGGAATCCAAGTAAAGCGGAATTTCTTCTGAGGTTTCAGAGAATAAATACATATAAAAACAAAGAAAAGAGGTAACAAAATGAGTAGAACATTAATTGTTGTAGACATGCAAAATGATTTTATTGATGGTTCACTTGGTACAAAGGAAGCTCAGAGTATTGTACCTAATGTAGCGAATAAAATTAAGGAGTATAAGGATCGTGGAGATAATATTATCTTCACAAGAGACACACATGAGACAAACTATCTTAATACACCAGAAGGTAAAAAACTTCCTGTTGAACATTGTATTGATGGTACTCATGGTTGGCAGATTACAGATGAATTAGATGTAGAAAATTGTAGATGTGTCAACAAACCTACATTCGGTTGGACGCATTGGAATGCAATGAATCTTGGAGACGAAATTGAGCTTGTTGGACTCTGTACAGATATTTGTGTAGTATCAAATGCTTTAATTTTAAAAGCAACATTCCCTTATGCAGATATTACAGTAGATGCCAGTTGCTGTGCAGGTGTTACACCTGAGACTCATAAGGCTGCATTAGAGACAATGAAGATGTGTCAGATTGAAGTGATTGGAGAATAAAATATGGATAAGTACATGAGTGTGATAACCAATTTTGGATGCCACTATTCATGTCCATATTGCATTGTAAAGAATAATAATCTTCAGATTCCAAAGAGTTCGATTAAAGGATTGGACTCTTTGGACGATGAGATTAAGAAAAATCAGTGTAATTGGGTATCAATATCTGGTGGTGGTGATCCATTATGGAATTTAGAGAATAATATTGAGTGGTATAAAAAGTTTTTTGATATTACATTAGGAAAAGTCAAGACGGAATTACATACAAGTATGCCAAATGTGAAGTCTGCACCGTATCCTTACTTTGACAGGGTGGTATATCATTTACACGATTTTGAGCAGTTAAAGTCTATTAAACGTGTTGGTCACGAAATCGTAAGAGTCGTATTCGTAGTCACGAAAAATTTCACAGAAGATTTGATAAATAGAATAGCAGTATATTGTCACAATTCAAATGAGATTGATGAATTGAGTTTCAGACAGATGGTTGATAATCATTATGAAGAAACTGATTATTGTAGAGAATATTTAATAGAAGGACATCGGAAATTGTGGTGGTATATCGAACAGTGTGATTACAACCTATACTACTGCGAAAATAAGGTGTACACAGAATATAGAAAGATTGGAGAACAGAATGAAATACAGTAATTATATTTCCAATATCTTTAAACATTTCAAAAAGATATGCATTCATAAGTATTGGGTGTTCTACTATTGCTGTAAGGTGGGAATTCCATTTCAAGGGTTAATACATGATTTATCTAAATTTTCTCCAACAGAATTTTGGGAGAGTGTTAAGTATTATCAAGGTACTTCAAGTCCAATAGATGCTTGCAAGAAAGAAAATGGTTGGTCAGCAGCTTGGATGCATCATAAGGGAAGAAACAAGCATCATTACGAATATTGGCAGGACAATTTTGATAATGGTGGAAATCCTATTGAAATGCCAATGAAGTATAAAAAAGAAATGCTTTGTGATTATCTTGGAGCAGGTAGAGCATATTATGGTAAATCGTTTAATTTTGAGAAGGAATTAAAATGGTGGAAATCTAAGAAAAGTAAGCCAATTGCAATGCATCCAAATGACATAGCTTTTATTGATAAGTATATTAATCTGTTTTATGAGTACGAAAACAGAGAATATGATATTAGAACAATATTTAATCAAATCAAGAAAGAAGGAAAATAATATGGAACAGATTATTACAAGTTTATTGGAGACAGATGCCTACAAATTGTCAATGGGACAAGCTATTTATCATCAGTTTAGCGATTATAAAACCACTTGGAGTTTTAAATGTCGTAATAAGGATGTTCACTTTACACCAGAAATGGTAGAAGAGATTCGCAGACAGATTAAATTATATTGTGGTTTGAGATTCACAGAAGACGAACTTACATTGATAATATCAAATGGATGAAAGGTTCGTATGTTGATTTTCTGAGATTGTGGCAGCCAAGATATGAGGATTTTGAGATTACAACAGATTCAGATTGCGGTCTTTCTATCGAAACATTTGGTACGTGGCTTAATACATCTATGTATGAGATTCCTACACTTGCGATTGTAAACGAAGTATATTTCAGAATGGCATATAACTATGAGGAATTGCTTAATAGTTTCAAAAAGAGATTAGATGAAAAGTATGAAAATCTCAGAAGCGGTCATTGGTATGCTGGTACATTTTCTGAATTTGGTCTTAGAAGAAGACTTTCTGCTGAAGCACAGGAGTTAGCTGTTGAGAAGTTTTCACATTTGAATGATACATTACACAGTCCATCTAAATTTGTTGGCACATCTAATGTATATCTCGCAAAGAAATATAATCTCACGCCTGTTGGAACTATGGCTCATGAATGGATTATGTGTTCTGGTCAGGGCAATCACAAGCACAATCCAGCATATTCAAATTGGTATGCCTTAGATGCATGGGTTAGAGAGTATGGTGTGTTAAATGGTATTGCACTTACAGATACAATTACAACTGATTGTTTCTTGAAAGATTTTCAGTTGACATATGCAACATTATTCAGTGGTGTAAGACATGATAGTGGTGATCCGATTGAATGGGGTGAAAAGATGATTAATCATTATAAGTCACTTGGTATCAATCCTAAGACAAAGACACTTCTGTTTAGTGATAGTCTTGATTTTGAAAGAGCTGATAAGTTATTCAGACACTTCCATGATAGAGTGAATGTTGCATTTGGAATTGGTACTTATTTGAGTAATGACACAGATGTTCCTGCTTTAAATATTGTAATGAAAACCACTAAATGTAATGGTATGGATGTTGCAAAAGTGTCTGATGTAGAAGGTAAAGGCATGTGTAAAAACCCTGATTATGTTGATTATCTAAAGAGATGTATTAATTGGAGAATGGATCATGAATAAAATTTTACTTATACCAGGAAGTTTTAATCCAATTACCAACGCACATGTTGATATGGCATTGACTGCTAAAAAAGCGGTTAATGCTGATGCTATATTGTTTATTCCTGCACATGATACATATGTTGCGAAGAAAAAGACTTTGATACCTGGATATTGTCGAGTATCGCTGATTAATTCAATACCAAATTGTGAGGAAAATAATATGTGGGCATCCGAAGTTGAAACAACCAGCTTCTTTCCACAGAGGACATACAATACTATTACTCAGATAAGAGATATGAATGAAAAAGATTATATCTTCAACGAATACTATATTTGTTTAGGAATGGATAATATTGAAACACTTACAACTTGGTATAATTGGAAACCGTTTGTTGAGGAATATAATTTTGTAGCATGTGTGAGAGAAGGTCAGAATCTTGAGACTGCTTTAAAAGAAGCAAATCTTATGGAATATAAAGATCACTTCACAGAAATTCAGATACCAGAAAATCATACTTCTTCAAGTTTGGTTAGAGATTTATGTGAAAAAGGTGAATTTGAAAAGGTAAAAGAATTAGTTCCTAGAAATGTATATGAGTATTTAATTCGGTTCTATGATGTGATGAATCGAATGTAGGAAGGAGAATATATAAATGTTTGATGCTAAGAAAATAAAAAATGAAATCGTAGAGTGGATCAGAAATTGGTTTGAACAGAATGGCAAAGATTGTAATGCTATTGTAGGTGTGTCAGGAGGAATTGATTCCTCTGTCGTCACGGCATTATGTGTGAAAGCTTTGGGGAAAGATAGAGTGTTTGGAATTAAAATGCCTTGCGGTGAACAATCAGATATTGAATATGCTAATATGCTTATTAAATATCTTGGAATTAAAAGTTATACTATGAATATTTGGGATTCTGTTATTGGAATTGATAATCAGTTCCCTACTGATATCGAAGTTAGCAAACAGACGACAATTAATCTACCTCCAAGAATTCGTATGGCTGCATTATATGCAATTTCACAGTCTTTGAATGGTCGTGTTATTAATACATGTAATATGAGTGAATCATATGTAGGATTTGATACACGTTATGGAGACAGCGCAGGTGATGTGAGTCCACTAGCAAATCTTACAAAAACTGAAGTAATTACATTAGCAAAGGAGATAGGACTTCCAAATGAATTGGTTCATAAAACACCACAAGATGGTTTGACTGGGTTGACAGACGAACAGAGTTTTGGATTTACTTATGCTGAATTAGATGCATATATCAGAGATGGAATTGAGCCAAGTAAGGAAGTAAAAGCTAAGATTGATTCAATGCATGAGAAAAATCTGTTTAAATTACAGCCAATGCCAAGTTTTGTGTATCAGGCGTAAATAAGATACTATATATAGTGTTTATAAAAAATATAGACACTATATATAGTAATATTTTTACCAAGAAACATAGATTTCATAGGGAGAAAAGGAGATAGTAATGGCGGTTGAATTAAAAGTAAACGTTATCAATCAATTAAAACTATTAAGGCAAAGCACGTTTAAGGACATATATTGCTTTCTTGACGAAGATGTGCAAAATGCCCAAAGAGCAAAAGCAACAGAAGTTAAAGTTACAATTGATAGATATGAAAACAAAGTGATTATAGAAAACAACGGAAATATTTTAACAAATCCACAAGCATTATTTTCTATTGCAGAAAGTGGTTGGGATGAGAATGTGAGAAGTTCTGAAAATCCTTTTGGCATGGGATTCTTTAGTAATATTACAGTCAGCAATTTAATCAATGTTCATTCTGGCAACACATATATTACATTTGATGTAGAAAAAATGATTGCAACCAGTAACACAGAAATTGAAGTTGAAGAATTGGATGATTATTATGATGGTTTCAAACTTGTTTTAAACAACTTTGATTTTGAAACAGCGAACAGTTGGGATATTGAAGAAAGAGTAAAAATACTTGGCAAATATGTTCATGAATTAGATATTTATTATAATGGAGAATTAGTTGAAAAGAAAGATTTAACTGAGGGAGACGATAGTGAATATCAATTTCCAATAGAAGATAATGATTGCAGTGGATGGATTGCTCTTGCAGGTAATTATAGTTGGGGAGACAATGTTAATGTTTTCTATAAAGGTAGGTTAGTTTCAAAATTAGAAAACCTGCCTTATTTAAAAGGAGACTTGCATGTAGGTGATAAAACATTAAATCTTACTTCACCTGATAGAAAAAACATTATAAAAGATGAAAAATTGAATGCGTTTCGAGATTTGGTTAAATTGTATGTAGAAGAATATTGTAATTCCTTGTTAATGAAAGGAATTGAAGATATAAACAACTATTCATCATGTATTGGATATTATGTGAATAAAAAGAATGTGAAAAATCTTATAAAATTTATGACTTTTAAAAGTAATAATGAAGAAGACATAAAATATTTAAAAGGTGTAGCGATTGCAAGAAGAAAGGATAAAAATATTGATAGCTTCAAAGGATATGAATTGTTTTTAAGAAAAGAAGCAACCTCACAAAATGAACAGCTTGTGCAAGAAGTAACAATAATCCCTGAATTGCAGAATAGACCTAGCGAGGCGAGAGGACGTATATATCATGAAGGATCTTATTCAAGTAGAGATGGATATGT